GGCTTTCTTAATCATTCCACCCTTGGCTTTCTTAATCATTCCACCCTTGGCTTTCTTAATCATTCCACCCTTGGCTTTCTTAATCATTCCACCCTTGGCTTTCTTAATCATTCCACCCTTGGCTTTCTTCATTACTGGAGGCCTGCTAGGACTAGTTTTCTTTAGTTTTGCTAACTCTGCTCGAAGTTTTTTAAGATCACCTGTAAGACTCTTAAATTGTGCTTCGGTGTAAACTTTTTTTTCGGCCATGATAATCTCCTTTATTTCTTCCAATTTACTCGTTTAATATTACTTTTTCTTTTTCTTTTTCTTTGTATCATTTTTGTATCTTTTTCTTTGATCTTTTTCAATTTTAGAAAGGGTCTTAGCTTGACCCTTATGTAATTGTGAAGCTTTTTTTAAACCTTTAATTACTTTTTTTAACGGTTTTGTATAATGTGGCATTACTTTATTTCTTCCAATTTACTCGTTTAGATGAAGTTTTTTTCTTTATCGCAGACTTTGCTCCAGCGGCTTTACACTGCGCCTTCGTTGGTCGGCATGCAGGATAACTTCTTCGTTTATCACTTTTACCTGAACGACCACAGGGTTTTCCGGTTTTGCAATCAATCCAACCTTTACCCTTGTTCTGTCCAAACCACTTACGAAGCTCGGCACCTTTTTTCGTCTTGCGAACAGCCATTAAAACTTCCTAGCTTTCTTCCCACTAGTTTTCTTTTTCTTTTTTTTGCCGCCAGTCCCATAATTTGCGGCACCGACTTTTCTACATTTTGCTATGGCTCCCGAAGCATATGCACTTGGGAAAACCTTATATCTAGCTTTTACCTTGTGATAACACGCGTCTTTTGGCACGTTTTTTCCTCCCCGCACAATGCGCTTTTTCAGAAAAACCTTTTGGTCTTGCACAATTAACAGACCGCTTTCTTTTTGCACTCCACTTTTTCTTCTGTGGAGGCTTTGAAATTTGTTTGGACATACTGCTACGTCCCATAGCCATTAGACTAATTGCTCCGCTACTGCCGCCGCAACTATCAATACAGCTAATCCCCATAAACGTTTGTCTAACTTGTCCAAAGTCACCTTTTGTTCTTGCAACTGCTCTTCGATACGTTCGTATCGCATATTGCATTCCGCACCATGTTGCTCAAGCTTTGCTAAAACTTCTTCCGCTTTCACGTTAACACTTCCATCTTCTTCGGGCTTGACGCAGACGACTGTTAGGGTTTTTTGCCGCTTTCGGAAACTTCTTCATCTGACCTGCGGAACGGGCGCAAAAAGACTTACGTCTTTTCGCGTCTTTAGAACCTTTCTTAACTTTACCTGTGACAGCAGTTTTGAGTTTACTACCGGGGTTATCACGTCGATACTTAGCAACCCCCGCCTTGGTCATACCCGCACCGGCTTTAGTTGGACGAAAATACTTCTTCGTCTTAGGGGGTTGCTTATCTCGTTTTCTAGCCATTAGCCAAAGAAGCCAGTTACGGAGTCAATATTAGTCAACGTAACGTGACATTCGCTATCAAAAATTATTCCGTGGTCAGGAATAGTTATTTGATTATCATCAGAGGTGTGAAACACCATAGACAATAAAGTTGCTCCACCACTTCCGTTTTTGAAAACAATTGCGGGAGAGCCACTAGAAGACGTTTTAACATAAAAAGATTTCAGTCTGTTCCTGCCACCAAGCAACGTTCCCGTGCTTGTGGCAGTCTTAGCTGTAATAGGACTAGCCATAGATTACCCCTTCTTCTTAGGAGCGGGCTTTTTAGGAGCCGCCTTTTTAGGAGCGGGCTTCTTTTCAGCACTTCGGTTGTTTTTTAACCTACCCATGACCCACCTCTCACGATACTGCCGCAGAGAATGGTGTAGCTTCTGAGCCTGACGCTTCACTCCGCGTAAGAACTGAGAACACGTTTGACGCAACGTCTTGAATTTCAACCGTAGCACCAAGTATCCCTCCTGTTGTAGTACCGTTCATAGTGATGGTGTCTGAAGTCGCGCCTGTCGCAAAAATATCTGCGGTTGCAGATTCGTCATTAGATACGATAGCTAAACCAGCCATAGTGTCGTTAGCGTTAGCGACTTGGATTTTATAACTGTTGGATGTGACAGTCGTTTTTACAAAAAACTTGTAAACATTTCCTGTGCCTGAAGCCGCCGGAAGAGTAACTGTAGCTCCAGAGGCTATGTCAAACACCATTGTCCGACCCGCATGTGATGCAGAAGTCAAAGTAACGTCTGCGGTTACACTTACAAGAGAACCTGAACCGGTGATAAAACCATTAGTCGCCGTAACCGGACCTGAAAAAGTAGTCGATGCCATGTGAAGTACCTCTTGCACAAGGATTAGCTTATTAGTCTGTGCAACGTCAGGGGGAACATCCTGTCTAATAAGCTATGTGGATTCCCAAGCTTCAGTATACATATAAAAAAGAAGGGGGCACAAGGCCCCCAATAGAGGTAGTCAGAAGTAACCGTTAAGTGATGAGGTCACTCAACACTCTTATTGTTATCACAACAAAAAAGGGGGCACAAGGCCCCCTTCGTAGCAGTGCTACCTCTATGCACCTTGAGAAGCAAACACACAGCGTGGATCGGAGAATCCAAAGCTGTAACGCTCACGCGCCTTATAGCGCATGTTGCCTGTGTCAAAGTCGGCTTCCATGTTAGTGGAAAGTGCCGTCCGCTCAAAGTGAACGAATCCACGAGGTGTATCTGTCATGACAAAGAACGCGTCTGGATCTGTCAGGAAGTCATTGACAGCGTATCCGCCGGGCAACATTCCCATAGAACGAAGTGCGTTAATGTCATTGTCTGCTGTACCAACACGAAGTTGAGTGTTCATCAGACGCTCTGCTACGAACTGAAGCTGACGTGGAATAATCAGCTTAGTGCCGCGCAGTGCTACTTTCAGACCACGCTCATCAACAAAGCCAGCGATACTGATCAACGCATCTTCAAGAGATGTTTCATTCAGGTCAGCCTGAGTTGATGGAGTGTTGGAGAAAGTACCACCAGAAGTCAGTGGGTGTGATGCAGACACAAGTGCTACACCGTCGCCACCAGCGTTAGCACCAGCAGAGAACGCATTGTTCAGTACTGAAGCCGCTTTGACTTGCTTGGTATGAGCCATTGAACGAGCAAGAGCACGAGTGTAGCGAGCCGAGATACGATCATACAGATTGTCCTCAACTGCCTCTTCAGTGATCGAGAATGCTAGAGCAATAGTCTCGTGATTATACCGAGCGGTGAATGCTTCGTTGGCATCGTCAAAAGTGACAGCAGAACCTTCCGCTTTAGTCGGAGCGGCTCCAAAGCCTGAAAGCATTACCTCTTCTTCAAATGCACGATCTGAAGCCTCAGTGGTAAATATTTCTGAGTGTTGATTTTCGTACTTGGCGTACTCCATGCCGAAGAGGGCATTGAGTCCCGGCTCAAGTTCTTTCGCTAGTTGTGCGCGAGAAATAGCCATTATCTAACCCCTCTTTAAGACACTACAGTTTCTACGTCGTTAGACAGTAAAGCGTGATTGTTAAACATCACAACAATGCTTGCACCTGCCGCTGTGTAATCCACATTTTCTGGATCGTCATAGAGACCCAAAATCTTGAGGGGCAGGGACGCATTAGTTGCATCCAATGTCGCAACATCCATTGAAGCTGAAGAAATACCAGTTGTAGTGGAACCAGAAGTTGCAGTATTGAACTGAGTATTTTCAAAAATTGCCGCAATAGCAGTTGCACGGTTTGTAAATGTTGCATCAGTTGCAATTATAAACCGCTGAGTTGGGTTATCGTACACAAATCCGACAATGTCGAAATTCGTGTCCGCACCTGATCCAGGCCAGATGTTCGCAAAAACTTTCTTGCCTGTTGTTGAAGATACATACTCACAGCCAGCAAATACGCCGATGTGCTTATAAGTGTCCCCGGACGCTGAACCAGTAATAGCAATAGTGCCATCATTAGTAGCAATGACCGGTGAACCTTGATAAATCGCACTGGCGTCTGACTTGATGAAGTATGCGTTAGTTCCTGTGCTGTTGGGGGCACCGCCAGCCAGGTTGATCGGCTTCATACCGAACGCTACGTTCACGTTAGCCATTTAGATCACCTCTAAAAGTTTCCTTACTCGGAGTCGTTTTTATTACGGCCTCCGAAACTTACACGACTCTGCCTATTTTGACTGATAGGCATTGAAGGATGTTGTTCCTTCATTAGGTCCTGATCCACAGCAGTCATTTGTTCGCGGGTACGGCCCCCGTAATACTCGTTTCTTTCCTGCGCTGTTTCTACAGGTATGCGGCATAACATCAAACCACCTTGGCCGATAACGCCAGCATGTTTGCCCTCATTGATGACTGGGTAATCGTATTCTGGATACTCTTCAGATCTGACTGGTTCCCATCCCTCCCGTAAACGGGTATGAACGTTCATCGAATCATCTTCATTACGAAGAGTTGTCCGTATCCAACGATGTACAAAGCCCTCTGGGGCAGGTGGTGCTTCCAACCGACTAGGTGGAGACCACGGTTTTCTGCGCTCTTCAGTTGAGCGATTCTTCGCGGCACGCGGTGTGCGTGTATTTGACTCTGTCATAACAGTTCTCCTTAATCCTTCACGTATTTGGCGTACTCTTCTAGCGGAACGCCAAGCTTGTTGGCGATAGCCACCTGAGAGGGACTAAGCTTGACTGTTCTGCGCCCTGACTTCTTTCGGGAAGCTGAAGTGTCAGCAGAGGCGACCTGTCCACTTCTCCCATTTGATTGACCTGCAAACTTATGCGGAAACTCCGAACGAATTTGCTTGTCGATTTCATTGTAGTACTCATCAGACGTTGGATCAAATCCTTGTTCTTCCACAAGCTTACGATGAATTCCAAAAGCGGCATAAGTCATGACCTCGTCCTGACCAAACCACTCATTCTTTGTCGCCCACTCCTCGGCTCTTGGATCTGGTTTAGTTGCCTGTTGAGTAGGCGCTTCCGTAGAAGGAGACTCTTCTTTTTGAACAGAAACCTTTTCCTGTTGTGCCTTAGCCAATCGATAACGCTCTTGTTCAATAGTAATTTGAGAAAGCTTTTGCTGTGCTTCTACTAAGGCATCTGCGTCACCGCGGTCATGGGCATCTTTATAAGCTTTTTTAATCAGATCCAGTTGATTGTCAATACGAGCACCGTATTCAGTCAGATGCGCTTGTTGAGAGTTTTCCATCTGAGATTTTAGTTTCTCATTCTCCTCTTTTAGTTTTTGCGCTACACGAACTGCTTCTTCTCGGTCTCGCTCTTCTTGACGGTATTTTTCTGTGAGCTTTTTAATGCGTTTTTGTACATTTTTGCTGTACTCAATATGCTCATCGGAATCGCCTTCCTTAGAATCTTCTTCCTTGGCAGGTTCCGCAGAAACCTCTGGTTCCGTTTTTTGTTCCAATTCGAGTTGTTGTTGCTGTTCCGGTTCCGGTTTTGATTCCGGTTGCTCTAACTCAACTTCAACTGTCTCTTCTTGCTTCAGTTCTTCTTCAGACATTTGACACGTCCTCTGGCTCTAAAATTGTTGCAATAACTTCATCGTCATTGATGATACGAATCTCTCCGCCGTCAATTCGGAATCGAGATCCTGAATATCTGCCGATACATACCCAATCGCCTTCCTTACACCAAGGCTCACATTCACCAAACTTGGCAGAATCTTTATATGCCAACGGACCAACTTTGAGGACATAAGCGACTACTGTTGCTAATTGCTCACGCTCTCTGATTTGATCTGGTATATAAATGCCGCCTTCTGTGGTGGTTTTACCTTGATAAGGCATGACAAGAACTCGCCAACCAGTTGGTTGAGGAAGTCTTTCTTTGAGAGATTTATCAATTAAGGATGGGTCAAGAACTCGCTTAGACTCTTCAACATATGCGTCTTCAAGCGTCGGTGCAGTCTTTTCCTTCGGAACGTCTTTTTTAGTTACCTCCTCTGAGGCAATACTAGCGGCGACGTGTTCCGGTACTAGCAAGGAACTCTTCGACATCGTCTTCTGTTTTCTCCAGCAGGGTTTTTAATTCTTGAATGGAAAAGGCAATACCCTGTAATTCACCTACCATACCGCGATACTGTTCATAGTTCTGAGCAGTACCGTTTGCTAATTGATCGCATAAATCATCTTCACGCTCTCGCATAGCTTTATACAATGCTTGACTGAATTGCACAATATCCATCAGTCTTCTATGCCTTCAGAATACAGGTTGTCAAACGTTATGTTGGGGTCAGTGTAACTAGAGTGACCCTCTGCTGAGTGTGTGTACTGACTTGGTTTAAAATCAGGAGCCCCTTCACCCGTATCCCAAAGTGCGGGTGACGTTGCCCTGACTCTGTTATTTGGCAAAGCAATAACGTTGCCCTCCCAAGGGCCCTCAGTTAAATATAAGACATGGCTTTGTTTGTGTTGATCCGGTGAGTCAGCAATCTCATGGTCCGTGTAATCCACCGTGAATATATACCGTGCTTCGTAGAACTCATGATTCACCTTGGCAATCCAAGGACTTGAACTGACTCGATCTATGACAATGACTTCGTGATGTCTAGATTCACAATCCCACGGTTGGCAGATGTGGTCTTCCATACGTTCAGGCCACTCGTCGGTCTCTGTTTCTACATCAGCGACCAGTGCTTGTATAGGCATGCGGGCCCACATCGCACCACCATGACGATTCTCATCACTATCTTCTAAGTGTCTTTCCTGGCCTGTAAATACAACCTGGAAACTTAGCGACCTGTCTGGGATCGTATTAACTGCGATGGCTAAAGCATGGAGATACTCTCCGTGGTAGTCATCGTGATTGCAAGTAAACTCTTTCCGCACCCAGCATTTAAAATACGGGATGTTGCTAATCAGATATGACATTAATATGTTCCGCTATATTTTGTACCTCTTATCGCTGAACGAGCGCCCTGTGTTCTGTCGGCACCGCCGCCTACACAAACGTCGCCACCCTGTCCAAACTTCTTAACAGGCTTGTCATCTCCTCGACGCTCCAATTTTTTCTTTTTAACCGTTGGGCCGCTTTTTTCGCCAGCCATAATATCTTCAATGTCTTGTGCTGTTTGAGAAAATAATATTCCAGATTCTCGTCTTTCTTGCTCTATGCGATCAAGAGTTTCATCATCAGGTTCCATCGGGACACGAACCAATTTACCGTCTTTAAAACCTGGAACTCCTGCGCCTCGTAGGAAGTCCTTTCTAGTGATCTTTCCATCACCTGTTAAGTCCGTAAGCTTTTTCTTAGCCATCGTCACTTGTCCTTTTTACTAGAGGTGAAAGACTCTATTGCGCCTCCACCAAAATAAAAACCCAAAATTAAAAGCATGGCGTAGTTGATTTGAAACTGCTCCATCACTTGAGACACAGAGGAAGGATCACCCTTTCCGGTCAGTGTCATAGCGAGGACTATGATGAAACATGACACATAAGTCAAACCGAACATCAGCGCGAGATACCGCTGGGCTACCTTAAAGGGAGCATACGAATTCATCAAGGCTACCTTGGCTTGTGTTTTGGCTTCAATCGACTCAGTTTCAGAAGTATGCATGTCATCAATCAGGTCCATGCCTTTCTTGATGACCGACTCACTACCCAATATCTTTCCTAATGCACCTAATATCATTTTCTACTCATCCATGCTGTTGTTCCCATGTACGCGCCGACAATACCCGCGCCTGATATATAAAAAAGATTGCTGATGTCTGACAAAGCTTGCACTCGCTCTATCGGTACAAAGAACATGGCGGCTGTAAACGCGCCCATAGAAATTAATGTAAACCTTGCCATACGCAGTTGCGCTAAATTTTTACGTAACGCGGTTTCGGTTTCTTTGATGGTTTTGACGTGCGAAAGCTCTTCGTCACTTACGATACCATCACCGTCTTCGTCATATTCATTATAGATCGACTCTTTTTGAAGTTTTTTCTGAGCCACTAGGACATCTCTCCCTGAATCTGGTTAGTGGGTACGCACACCACATTGTAGTTTACAAACGGCTTACCAATCTTTTGAACCATCTGCTCTCCTGCGTACAGGCACTCTATGTGAGTGGAATGTATCTCTAGTATCCTAAAATAAAACGTCATGTCGGTTACAAAAATCCCTAAAAGCACCCAAGACATCACCTTCCCTTCATAGCAATGATAGCAAGTAGGAGCCAAATGCCACCAGCGACGGCCAAGCAACCAGCAAGTACAACAGCAGTATAAAGAAGTCCGTCCTTAATGGCTTTCTTCTTAGCCAGTTTTTTAAGCCTTTCACGCTCCGCCGCCTTCCTCTTCATCTCTTTGCGGTTGCGAATGAATGTCTGGTAATCGTCCCAAAGACCAGGTCTTCCAGCGTAGATAAATAATTGTTTTATCTCATATTCTTTCTTTTTTATATCTTCTAAGGCCCAAAATGCGTCCATTGATCCTTGCTCGGATTCTTTTTCTAACTCATCGTGAGCATCCGCCAACTGAGTAAGTTGCTTACCCATCTGACCAACAGACGTGACATGACCAGCCAATTCCTTTATGCCATTGATTGCCTGGTTTGCTAGCTCAATAGCGGCAATGGCTTCCACAAAGAACACAGCACTATCCTCTATTCTGCTGTGCTTCTATGCGTTCACGATTTACGTCCGCCCTTTCTGCCGCTATTTCTTCCTGAGACTCGATTCTAGCGGCATCAGTTACCGCTCTTTGCATCAGTTTTTGTTGTTCTAACTGAAGTTCTGCTTCATCAAGTTTAGCACGACGTTCAACATCCGCCGCCCTTATAGCGAGTTCTTGCTGTCGAATTGCTACGAGCGGATCCTGTTGATCACCTTGTGGCATTAACTGTTGAAGAATTTGTGCATTGAGTTCTGCTTCAACTTGTGCAACTCGAGCCTCGATTCCTTCAGGAGAAGATTGAATCTGAGCCATCTGTGCCTGTTCAGGTGTTAATGCGCCAACTTGTGCCAGACTTTGAATCTGCATCATTTGTTGTTGCATCTCCTGTTGCACAATACCACGCGCCTTGAATGCAATGTGTTCCTGAATGTGCGCTAGAAACATGCCGTACGACTGTGGCGAAGTCTGAACAATGGGTAACTTCATAAACTGAATATGAACCGCCATGTGTGCATCATGATCCTGTTCTTGAAACACCGTAATAATCTGACCAGCCAATGCACGAGCGTTCTCAATCCCTGGATCTGTAGGTTGCGGCTCTGGTGGTGGGGGCAAAATCTCATCAATATTCTGCACCTCTAATGCTTGATACATACGCTTGTACGCGGCGTGTAAATTGTGCATTTGTGGATTTGACTGGGCTAGCTGTAATTGGTTTTGTGCCAAAGTCACTCGCTGTGCCATTGAAAAGATGTTTGGATCTGATACCGGCAGAACATCAACTCGATTGTCAAAGTCTGACTGCATCACAGATGCGTCGCCTCCAACAACTTGATACGGATAGTTTTGCGGTAGATAGTCACGAATTAACGTAGCTAGCAAACGAAACTCTATCTTCTGCGCGTAGTGCAACCGCTTGTGAATTGCACTCATTACCTTCATACCGCGTTCTAACAACGCAATAGTTGTGCCAACAGGTTGTTGTTGTGAGCCCGGACTTCCTGTCTGTTGATCAGCAATCGATACAAATCGACGACCTGACTCAACCAAAACGCCTAATAACTGAGCGAGAGTTCCTGACGGTTCTTTATAAGGTAATGGAATAATAGAATTCCGAATGTCTCCTCCGGGAGCATCAATGTCTCTAAACTCTCCGGGAGCCAAGGGCTCGTCCTGATTACGGACACGGATTCCACGCGCCTTAAATCCAGCAGGCAAATTAGACAAAGTACCCGCGTCAATCAACTGACGGAGAATACTGGTCGCGGCTTTACCTAAACCACCAATCATGTGAAGTAAACCAAAACCGTAGAAACCTAGCCCCGGAAGAAACTTGTAATGCACAAAGTATTGTTGCTTACGCTTCAGAGGATCTGCTTCTGCATAGTTGCGACGGATGGATAAAATCTCACCACTGCCCAAATCCAAAGTAACGATATAAGGGAGCTTGATACCAGTCGGCTCTCCATCCGTTCCTCTGTCCTCAAAACCTTCAATATCTAGATCAACATGAAACTCAAGAACTGTCAGGACCTCGTCCGTTTCTGTTCTTTCTCGCCCATCCAGTTCGTCAACTTTTGACTTAATCGTGTCCTCGCCGCCTTCATAGTCAGCAAGTAAATCAACATCTCGGTAGACATTAGCAACCTGTAACTTACGAACTTGATTCTCGTCCATGCGAAGAATATGCGTAACACGCGTGGCAGTTGCCAAGTCCGTCGCGGTGTATGGGACCACCAAGTCTTCTGCTGGGACGAATCGAGAAACAGGTCTTTGTTTAGTTTCATCAAAGTAAACCTTTTTGAAGGTAGAACCACTGATTGGTAAGTAGAAAAGCATCTGATCCGTGTCAGGATCAAACTCTTCCATCACCTCAGTGACCATATAGTTCATGTAATCTTTGACACGATTAGCTTGCGCTTCGATTTCTGGAGACTTCATGCCAATAATATCGGTGCGAACTGGACCGCCTGAAGGTAACAGTTCTTTGTATGCCTGAGCCTGAAACTGCGTGACTGATTCAGCAATCAGCGGATGCGTTACTCCAGTGGCTCCAGCAAACGGGTTGTTTCTTTCTTCGTATTTGACTCCGAGTAGGTCGAGACCTTTGCTATATCCGTCTTCCCACTCGGACCTTGAATCTTGATCTTCTTCGTATCTAGCTCTAAGGTCGCTTGAAATTTCACCCAAGATTGAGTCATCAAGGATCTCAGCAAGATTTGCATTGTGGTTATATTGCTCTGTGACAACTTCTGTCTCTCCTTCCATAAGAGCCTGAATAATTGCGCCACCCGCGCCATCATCAATTATTTGTGCACCACCCTCAAAATTTTCTGGTTGTGCTACGTCAACTTCCATACCCGGAACGGCTTCTATCGAGCCATCAACCATACCTTGCATCATATTTGAGGGAACTGACATTAAAATATTCCTTTAAACGAGCTTTTACCACGGACAATACCACCAGAGCTAAATGGGATATCATCATCGTCAATTCTTTTTCTAACATTAACTATCTTTGGTCCTAGAGATGGGTCGAATAACCCACTTTCATCACGAGTAATAACGCCCTTTTGCATAAGTTTTTGCAAAACTCTTTCAGGCATAGGATTACGAGTATTGCCTTTTGCATCGGGAACCTGTCCTCGTGCCACTGCTTCTGATAAAGTTCCAGGTCTTGATTTAACAGGATTTTCAACTGGGCGACCCGCAGTTGGTGTTAGTTGTGAAAAAGGTGCATTGACAGACTTACCCTCTGAAGTGACGACGGTAGCACGAGGGCTTTTAGTTGATCCAAAAACATTGCGAACCACGCCTTTTGTTCCATCAGGCAAAATAACTCGACCACCAACGACAATTTTAGTGTTTCTAACTCTTCGTTTTGTGGTTGTTCTTTTTTTAGCCATCAATAATACTCTCTCGCTGTCGAAATGTAGTCTTCTTCGTCATCTTCGCCGTCCAGCGAGATGAACCCACCCTGTCGAAAGCGAATCAACGCCATCGTCATGCTGTCAACAAGGTCATCGTAATCTCCCATCGGAAATGCCGCACACTCGTCAATGACTTCTTCGGCAAATTTCTTCTCAGGTGCCCACACCATGCCTGCTTCAAACATTGGAGCGACCATATGCATTCGAGTCACCTTATCACGGCCTTTTGACGGAGTATAATTCACAACAGGTATTCCTGTCCTGCGTAATTCGTCGGTTAGCGGCGTGCCCGTAGCCTTTGCTTCAATCAAAACCATGTCCGGTTCCCAATAATCATGCTCTTCAAGCGCAATTTCTTTGAGTTCCGGGAAGTTCCAACGGCCTTTTCGAGCATCTAGCAGGATAATGTGGTCTGCACCGCCCTCTTCAGGTTGAAAGATGCCCCAGGTGGTGATTGCCGAGTAGTCAGCCGTCTCTTTTTTAGAAAATGCCGTGTCATAGCTCTGCATAATGTAAGAGACCGGCGGGATCTCCTCTTTTTCCCAAAGATTCCACCACTCTTTCTTAACTATTGCGCCTTCTGAGGCCACCGGGTTCTGTTGCCACTGAGCATTCCACTTGGCAAGCGGCAACGCGGCCTTGACCTTCAACAAATCCTCTTTGTTCCAGAACTCAGGCCATAACGGATTGTCTGACGGCATGATTGCAGGGAACTCAACGACTTCCCACTCGTCACTCATGACATCATCGCCCTGTGCCCTGAGTAAACGGCCCGTCAAATCCTTGATTCCCCACCGCGTCATGACCAAAATGATCGCTCCGCCTGGTTGCAAACGCTGACGAGGACCAGATGTGTACCACTCATAGGCGTTATCAAACGCCGACTCACTCAAAGCGTCCTGTTCTGAGTGCGGATCATCAATAATAAACAAATCTGCGCCACGACCAGTGACCGCCGCACCCACACCAGCGGCAAAATACTCACCACCGGCTTCTGTGCCCCACCGACCAGCCGCTTTATCATCAGCTTTTAACATGGTTTGTGGAAAAACATCACGATACTCGTCTGATCCCATCAAATCTCGTACTTTTCGACCAAATCTGACCGCTAGTTCGGTGTTATGAGTGGCCTGAATGATCTTTAGCTTGGGATTTCGGCCCAAAAACCACGCTGGCATGAGGTATGACGCAAATTCTGACTTAGAATGACGCGGTGGCATGTTCACAATCAGCCTTTTTAGCTCTCCACGCGCTATTCTCTCTAGTTTTTCAGCAATAATCCGGTGATGACGGCCCTCAATAAAGTTCTGATAGACATGATGCACGAATGGCATGAACTCTTCTTGAGCTTTTTCGCGGGTCGCGAGACGTATTTCTGCCTCTTTTAGCGCAAGGATCTCTTTGAGAACCTCTTCTGGAAGTACTTCAAGTGCGGCTGTGTTCATCAACCAATGTTATACAGCGGAGAAAACATTGTCGGCGCGGTATATGTCGGTTGTAACGTAAACTGAGGTAGCCCTGCAATTCCCGTGTACTGCGTTGCCGGACTATACGGTCCAAAAAACGGAGGTATGGCACCCGGAGCAGTGATTGGAAAACCTTGAGCTACCTCTTCTGGAGTTACCGCCTCCGGTGTCATGGGAGCGGTTGATGCTACTACAGGCTGATCATCCCCGGCACGTCCCATACGCCTTTCTTGCTCGGCACGTTGCATGTCATACAAATCGCCCGCGGCCCTTTCCTGACCTTTTAAATCAAAAAGACCTACGTTTCCTGGAGTAAAGACAGCATTCGACTGAGGGTTGTAAACACCAGTTATAGTGCCTTCAGCATCTCTCTGAAACCGGTTACCGGGTCTTTGCACCTCACGCGCAAAGGCCGCGTTTCTGTTTGTTAAGTCCTCGAAAATATTTTTAACAATACCGCCCGGTTTAAGCAACGCACCTAGGCCTTCATCTCTTGGGCCTTTTCCAGCTTGTTTTTGTATCTCTAGGTCAATTTCAGGAGTAACTTTAGGACCAACCAAAAAATCAGGACCTTGACCCGAAGGGTCCAAATCACCAACATAGAAATCAGGATTTCGAGCCTGCTCAATAATCTGGTCCGCAGGAGTGGCACCACCTGTAAAGGCCGTGTCAAAAATATCAACGTCAGGTGTATCGAGATCACCATCATCTAAGTTGTCAGATGATGGAGGTCGAGTGGGTTCTCCAACGTCAGGATCTCGAGCCAACTTCTGCCTTTCCAGCATTTCTAAGACTCTATCTTCTGTATTTATCAATGCTTGACGGTCAGGCTCTGACACTAAAGATTTGATATTCACGGGTGCTGATTGATTATCACCTATGTTTTTGCCTGAAGCCATATCAGGAAGAGCGTCTGTAAATGCCGGTCGTCCCGTCGGTTCTGCTAACCTTTTCTCAAGTTCAGCAAAAGCCGCCGGATTATTCGCAAACACGTTCTCGTAATTGTCACCTCCAGCAATGCTTTTAGCGGCCTTTTCTATTTCAGATTCATACTTCGGTCTATCGTCTCCTGAAAGTCTGACGGTATCGTCAAAGTCACCAGCGGAACCACCACCAGTCTCCTCTCCACTACCAAAGCAGAAAAGAACTTGATCCATCGGGTTATCATTCGGTGCGAAAGGGTTCAGTCTCATGAATACATCCAACCATAACGATTTTTGCGGGTCCGGAAAATACGTGCCTTGGTGCCATGACCATATCGCATCTCAAAGAATTCACGCATCCTCCGAATAATAGACCGGCACCCTCCATTAGGCGCGGCAAAATCAATACACCATAGAGTACCATCTTCCGACTCAAAATCACTAATGTCTAAAGATCCAGGACGAGACATGTACAAAGATTCACGGTCCGAGGGCAAAAATGCATACGTGCAAAAACCAAAAGGCTCACCACCAGATCCGTGGACCACGAGCAGTTTGTTGTTGAGCAAAGGTCCAAGGACATAGGTCCGCATCTTCTCCAAAGACATCCTCCGGTGATAGTCAGACTGCTTCATCAACCAAAGAGTGTCTTTCAACAACCCTTTCTGCTCGGTACTCAAATGAAAATACATGCGCGATTTTTCTCGGCCCTAGGGACTCCTAATGAAATTATGCCTCAATGAAAATATAAAACCAGGGCGGGAGGGTGGGCCGCTGGCGGCGGCCCGGCAAAAAAAGGGGGTGGCCCCCGAAGGAACCACCCCGACTCGACCCGATTAGGGCAAGTAACCCCCAGGTTAACTGGCTAGTTTCTTTTTTCTCCGTTGCCTGCCCCGCTCCCTCCACTCCTCAACCCTCTTGTGGAACCGGTCAATCCATTGGTCTGAGTAATCAGACTCATGGGCATGTAACTGGTCTCTCAATTTCTTAGGTATATCTTTCGAAAAGGGTTTGATACTGCTAGAGGTCACAACGAAAACACCAACGGGAGATGGTGCTGTTTTCTCCCATGAAAAAGTAGCCATCTCGGTGGTTTCTAAGTCTCCAAATTTTCCGTACGCGACGGCAACCAGCGATGGAGATCTATAGGTACAATGTCGAATGGCTGAGATCGGATCACGCCCTCTCGCCCACGGCGCACCCAAACTCAAATGCACCGCGTGAAAACAGAAGCCATTTGGCTGTACATACTCGAGCGTTTCCTCAGTCAACGCAAATGCTTTTTTACTCATGATCTACCTCCTCTAAAGGATCTACACGTTTTGCTGTACGTCAATTGGTGTGATGTCTAGGCCCCATTTTTCAGCCAGAGAACGTCTTAGCCTTTCAGCAGACTTTCTGGCGCGGGCTATTTCCTTCTCAGTCATTTCAGCCGAATGTGGCAATTCCCTTTCTGGCTCTTGGACTAACGCGGTCAAGGTGTCGACTACTTGCATAAGCACCATTTCTTTGGGGGTATATCCAACTCTATTTCTAAGCGTTTCCATTTACTTTCTCCTTTACAGATTGTCTAAGATTTCTTTGATTGGATCGTCGGGCATGACGATGTTTTCGTTCTCGAACGTGTTGCACGCAACGGAGTGTAAGCCATAGAAGCGGGCGCACTGCGCCAAGAACGGTAGCTTCTCTACGACTAGCTCGCGGTTGGTGTCATCAAGCGGCGCGAACGCACTATGACAAGCGGCGAGCGCGTTTTCGATTTGATAACGACGGGTATCAGCGATACCCATACCATCCAGCAGTTTCTGTAACTCATTCATTTTTTAATCCTCCAATCTCTACGTTGTGAACGGGTACACATTTGAGACCATTTGGCCTCGCCAAACTCAAGAATAAACGTGGCCTTATTCGGCGAGGTCTCGCGGTCTGAAAATTGCCATTCGGCGAGGCCTTCATCCACAGCGGCCTGTTGCGCGGCCTTGATCGCGGCATCAATCGACTTCGCATAATCTCTGAGCCACGCGACCTGATCCACGGTGGTCAGGCGCGAGACTCGCACAGGTGTTTTGAAAAGTGCTTTACTCATACTCAATAGTCCTCCTTACTAAAATGACTAAAGTCATTTTAGCAGGTAACATCACATAATGTCATACTACATTGGTATTAGTTGTTTTGTGCATTGCATCAACAGTCCTAGGTATCTAAATGCCTGGGTGGGTGGGTGGGCGGGCGGGCGGGCGGGCGGGCCGTGCTGTGTCAAGCTTTTTAAATGCCCCGAACCCGACCCGAACCCGACCCGAACCCGACCCAAAAAATAGTTGCGTATGATGCAGAATCATGTATCATGTAAAAGGTAATTGGAGGAAAACTATGGAAGAACATTTAGAAAAGATCAAAAAAGCCCATGACCTTGTTAGTCAGGCACGCAATCTACTTGATGAATTGTCTAGCGATATCAAAGACGAAATAGATGTCCAGATGGAGGTCGATTACATTGTCGATGATTGGGTAGAAACTTTGGAGAATGTTGAGGATTCATTATTTAGTGGATGCGACATTGAACATATTAACGAACTGTTGGAGTTATTACACAATGAAGAATAGTGAAGAAGGCACGCCATTGGCGCACACTGAATTCACCGTTTCTTTAACCTTCGAGGTCTATATAGACCTCGATGGATTTAACGGGGAAGAAGTTACAGCAGAAGATATCGCAAACCATCGCGGTTCCGATGAGATAAATCCAGATGTCCATCCGGACGTTATTAAGGACTATATTAAGCAGTGTATCGATCCATTAGATATGGTGCTCCAAGGTAGCGTGCAGACAGAAAAGATAAATTACGTCACGGAGAGTTTATGAGAGACATAAGCGGAGACCAGAAAATCCAAGAGCTCGAGTCCAATCTGTTGTGTGACCAGCTTCGAGAATTTGTTGAAGCAATGCGCGATGAAGCGCTCGCGACAGATGAAGAGATAGAGCACTGCGTTCTTAAAGAACTAAGGCATATCTTAAAATAAGACCAGGGGCCGCAAGGCCCCTTTTTTTAGCTTCTGTATTGGGTGGGTGGGTGGGCGGGCGGGCCCGGCCTGGCCTGGCGTGTTTAGAATATATGGCCCCGAACCCGACCCGAACCCGAACCAAAAAAGCTTGCACTATATAATGTAGTATGATGTAATATCATTGGGTTAATTGTTGGAGACTATAACCATGCAGAGACTATCTAGCATCGACGCGACGAACACCAAAGTCGCGAAATCAGAAAAGAGTCTAGTAGGCGGTTCTAAAATCCGCATACTTTCCTTGTCACTAATGCCGGATAACATACTGTGCCCGGCGCGTAATCTTGCAGAATGCGCGGCGGATTGTTTGCGCTCGAGCGGGCGCGGCGTTATGCGTAACGTTATCGACGGACGAACCGCACGTTCCGCATTCTGGCATTTAGACCGAGACGGATTTTTAGTCCAGCTTAAGAAAGAGCTACGTAACTTTATAAAACTATGTGACCGTCAAAACGTCGTACCGGTCACGCGGTTAAATGTTCTTTCCGATATCCCTTGGGAAAACTATATTGATTTCGCGGATGAATTCCGCGCCTTGTTTTCGTATGACTACACCAAATTACCGGCACGACTCGGCAAGACACCAAAGAACTACCGGCTAATGTTTAGCTACTCAAAGGCCCCAGGATTCGCAAATCAAGTAAACCGGGCACTAAACCACCGCGTACCAATCACCGCAGTATTCCGCGGCGGCTTGCCTACCAAGTTTCTAGGCCGCCCGGTATATGATGGCGATGTTTCAGATATCGCGAACCTCGAACAAATCGACAGTGTCATCGGTTTACGCGTTAAAGGCCACGAAGCGAAACGGTCCAAGTCGCCTTTCATTATCGACAATCCGGAACTAATAGCCGCCGCATAACAAACCTCGGCCCTAGACAATAGGGCCTTTTTCACCGATAATCCGTTTCAGTAGTCCTCCAACTACTACCCACACCCCCGTTCGCGGGGGTTTCTATTTATAGCCCCGAACCGAACCCGACCCGAATAAAGCCCCGAAATGACCCCGAACCGAATCAATGGCCGCGTCTATTGCGTCCCGAACCCCGACACCCGAAAAAATAGGCTCCGAAAGTAGGCCCTGAGAGGCAATGTCCCGAGCATCACGGCCCTCAAATAAAAATAGCACTCCCGTCGAGGACCTCTTTACTAAGATCAAACTATGACCTCCTACGTGGCTATGAGCGGTATGCCAAGCGATTTGCTGTGGCGATAGTTTAATACTATTAGATTTTGTTACTTTTAGCTCAATCCACAATGGATGACCACTAATCATCAAATAACAATCAGGCATGCCTGCCGCAACACGATTTTCTAAACGCCAAGCTTGACTGCCTTTAGGCAGATTCTTCCGGACTATGTTCCAAAAGTTCGCCTCGGGTCCCCGTGACATCTTTGAACTCTCCCTCAATGAAAGCCGCAGGATATCGCTTTTGAAGATCCGCCAACCTAGCAACTATTTCTGTGCGAGACATGTCATCCAATTTATTAATAGTCTCTCTTCTATCAATAGTCAGACCACCAAGAGCGGAACGAATCTTTTCAGCGTTAATCGCGGCTGAATACTGCCCAGCATCCTCTGCCGCTCTCGAAAGTTCATCGAGTCGCTTCATTTGCCCAACCAACGTCACTCCATAACGGCGCTCTCTTTCTTCTCGCAGTTCCTTTATGTAATCCAAAACATGCGGAAAATCTCTGCCGTTAATTAATTTAGACGCTTGGATGTGAGCAACTGTCGGAGAAAATCCTGCCTTTCTTGCACACTCGGCATTTGAATAAATGCCCTCTACGAAATATTTAGCAAATTCACGTTGACGATTAGTCAGTTTACGCTCGTTACGCTCTTCTATTTTGGAAACAACTTTCTCATTCATGAGTATGGGTTACCTGTTACAAACGTTACGGATGATTTGTGGAAAGCTAACATTTGTTAAATCAAATGGGAAATGCGATGAGTTTATATATAAAGAAGTGTTACAAACGTTACGAAATGCAAAAAAACGTTACGGGCTGGAAACCTCGTTGTCTGGGCAACTCAGTAGTTTTCGTCACACTTTTACACTCGTCACACCAAATTTGAAATAAAAAAAAACTTTTTTATTTTTTCGTACAGAAACCCTTATGTAAAAAACTCAGGCATTAAGAAAAAATTGCTTGACATACTATGTGATGCAACATCATAATGTACTTGGGTAAATATAACAGGAGGACTAACAATGTTGCAGTATAACCCAGACTACCTTCTCAAATGCTCTTCTTATGTGGGCGATTTTCGTTACGAAGGTGTGGACTATCATACGTCATGGGCCAAGGTTCTTGGTCCGGTAAGAGAGCGCCGCAACTACAAGGACACCTATATTCTGGTAGAAATGTATTCTGCCGCCAACGGAGACGTTATGCGTGAGGAACCCGGTTCACCGGCGTGGTGTGCCGCGATGGATCATTCTCGTGATAACGCAAAGGGGTGGCTCACACAAGTAGAGTATGAGTTCAGTCCTTTTGCATTCGATCAAACTGCTGATTCAGAACCTGACATGTGGATTGAAGCAGATCTAATCTTTCAACTAGGTATGTGGGACGCGAACCATTGGCCCCAGTTTCCTGCTCCTATTTTCTTTGAAAAGTTGGTCAAGTCGATGAAGACATATGAATGGCATCGTGAGAAGAAGTTGCGTGAGTCGATATTCTTTTACCACTGGTCTCGGGACTGTGATCTGTGTGAGTCGGAGGGCATTAAGATATTCACGGACTGGTTTGAAGCGGCTGATTGGATCAGTGGGTTTGGTGAGTCGCGTGAAGGTCCACAGAGTTTGCATCAGGTGACGTTTGACCAGTGGCGTTGTTTCAATGCATCGCCAATGCGTGACCGTGGTTTGGAACATTTCGAGGAGCATGGCTACGGCCATTGAGGGATAAGTCATGAGTGTTGACACAGAGTCAATGGATCTTACTTGGGCTGATTGCATGAAAATATTAAGCGCAATCAAAACCGCGAGATATAAGATCAATAAAAAGCGGGAAGCGGATCAGAGGAAAGGTAGATTTCCACCGGAAGGTCGTGCAGACATTAATTTGCTCCACCTTGAACAATATGATGACCTCTTTAACCGGG